CGGTGATAGGTACTATACCCCCTGACCCACCAAGACTAGTTGAATACAAGACAAGGATAGTAGATTATGGTAGTATTAAATGAAGACCGAACCCATCTCCATGATATTCGCGTAGTAAGTGCTGGTAAAGGACTTCACAGATTAGCGTGTGTGAAGTGTGATTTGGATGATACGGCTTGTAGGTTGGAATCTAAATGTTCTAATACCCCGCCCCAGCCCAAGAACAGGACATAAGGAAGATAGAAATATGACTGGTGAACGAGAAAAAGAAATAGAAGAAATAGCGAAAGAAATTCATCGCTCTTATGCTCCTGACGATAAAGATATGTCATTCAAAGACACTGATTGGTTTCTCGCTAAAAGATTAACTTGGGAGAATAAGGAGGAACATGAAGAGACTCTCGTGGATAGAGTACATCGAGAATGTGAACGTGAAGATTCTTTTATGGATAGGTTCCACCAAGAATACTCTGAGTATATCAATGTTACCCAGACTTATCCGAATTGTGTTTTCCTTCCAGCGGGATCAAGTGATCTGATTTTGGATTTTACTGTCAAGAACCCGTTTTATAATAAGACTCGGAATAGTGTTGTGAATGGTGTGGTGACTGAGATTCTCGGAATGAAAGTAAAGTTTTGGAATGGCGATCATATATTATTTGGCACTGTAGATTTAAAGGATAAAGAATGAGAGTATGTAATCAGATAGAGCCATTGGAAATGTTTAGTGGTCAGTTTACTCCTATCTCGGATCAGATGTTGATTAGGTATGAGGAGGAGACTCAGAGTTCTGGAGGTATTTTGTATGCTACTCCAGATAATACATGGTGGGCGGATGTTATTCGCGTTGGTCCGATGTGTAGTGTTGAGGTTGGAGATCGTGTATTGATGCAGGAGTTTCGTGGTGAGAATGTGAATATGTTGGATGGTGAGTTTACTATTGCTAAAGAGAGTAATGCTTTGATGGTGGAGGGGAAATGAGTACTTGTTTGAATTGCCATAGGAATATGAACACGCTTAATATTGTTTACTGCTCAGTAGACTGTAGAAAAGGTATAACCAAGAAAGGTAGTGGTGTATCGTTAGATCCTAATGATATGCGTGACCCGCCTCTGGCAGCTAATATAGGGTTACGAAGGCCCTACGGTAATAAGGAGTTAATGGCTTAATGCCCTTATTCAATAACCCTAAACACATGGTTGACGGTAAAGAATGCCCTCTGGTATTAGAGAAGTATCAGGGTCAGTTCGTCAACTCCGAGAGCAGGTTCCCTGGCATGATAAGTGCTTGGGCTACTGGCAAGACTATGTCTGCTCTGTATAAGGGTTATATCCTTTCTCACATGTATCCGAACAATCTGGGTCTTATCCTGAGAAAGAACTTTACTGACCTCCGTGATAGTACGATGAATGACTTTGAGGAGTATTCCGGTGGAAAGATTAAGAGTCAGTCCAAGAGTATTACGTATTCGAACGGTTCGAAGATTTTATTCCATCATGCAGACGAGCTTGCTGGTGTTGTCCAGAACATTAACCTTGGCTGGTTCTTTATTGAGCAGGCAGAGGAGTTTGATAATGATGCGGTATTCCAGAAGCTTAGAGGTCGGTTACGTAGAAAGAATACTTCCAGACAGGGATTTATTATTGCTAACGCCAACGGGCACAATTGGTGTTGGAAGCTTTGGAAGCAGAATCCTCAGAAGGAGTTTGATCTTACTGAGGCTACCACTTTTGATAACACAGCTAACCTCACTCCTGACTTTCTTGAAGACTTAAAGACTATGGAGATTCAGTCTCCGTCACACTACCGTAGATTCGTGTTAAACTCTCACGAAGACGTTGACACTGCCGATAGGATTATACCTTATGATTGTATATTGAAGGCGGTTAATCGTGACCTGCGTAAGTATGACGCAGAGGCTACTATAGTCTCTTGTGATCCTGCTGAGTTCGGTGACGACAAGACTGTTATCATGGTCCTTAAGGGGTTAACGGTTATTGATATTGAGGTTACTGAGAAGAAAGAGTTGATGGACACTGCTGGTAGGATTGTCCGTATGTACCGCAAGCATAATGCTGATAAGATTATTATTGACGAGATCGGTGTTGGTGCTGGTGTGAGGTCAAGGCTTAGGGAGTTGGTTCAAGACGGAGACATAGAGGCTTCTGTCATGGGCTTTAACTCAGGTCGTAAGGCTGAGCAGACTGAGAAATACCCGAAGCTTCGTGATGAGGTTTGGATGCACGCTGGCGAGTTATTTAAGGATGGGTATGTTTCTATACCTAAAGACGACGATCTGATTGAGGAACTTGGCGTGATGAGCTACGGCATGAACTCGAAGGGTCAGTCACTTGTAGCGAGGAAAAAAGATATAAAGAAAATACTGGGCCGGTCAACTGACTATGGCGATGCACTTGTCATGGGGTTATGGGCGGCTAAGAAATCTAAGAAACGCGAACGGCTCTTTGTCGGAGTAGAAGACGAGTCGGACGATTATAATGTTTTAGAATGGGGCTTATAGCATGAGTGGTTCAGGAAAAAAACAAACTCTACCGCCGCAGGCAGCGCCAGCACCTGTGCCGCAGAACATACAGGACAGCACTGTGCTGGCCGGCGAACAAGAGGCAAGAGCAAGAAAGCGGTCTAAGGGCAGACGGAGCCTGATACTTACTGAAGGCGGTCTTGGAGTGCCTACGGGACAGGAACAAAAGAAATCGTTGTTAGGATAAAACTATGCCTGATCTAGCACAACAAATTATGCAGCGACAGTCGAAGATGGAGACTATCCGTCACGACTACGAGAATGGTTTATGGGTGGACATCACCCGGCTGGGGAACCCTCGTCGCGAAGATATAAAAGACTCTGATAAGTTCAATATCAAAGGTCAGCGTAAGGGACGTAATGTTTATGATGGTACTGCCCTTGGCGCACTGAATACATGGGCTGACGGAATGCAGGGTTTCCTTGTGTCTGGCACATGGTTTAAGTCGGAGATGAGTAATCCTTTACTGAATAATATCGACTCAGTAAGGAATTGGCTACAGGAATACGACAGAAAGATGTATTCAGCATTTGAACGAGGGAATTTCTACTCTGTATTAGCCGAGTGGTTTAGAGACGCAGGCAGCATTGGCACTGCAACATTATTCACTGAAGAAGAGGTTGGTAGTGACCGTATATCTCATTTAGTAATCCATCCAAGAGAAATATGGGTTGCTGAGAATATGTTTGGTGAAGTCGATACGGTTCATAGAAAGTTCTCTTTCACCGCAAGGGCTGCCTTCCAGAAGTTCGGTGATAAGGTTTCGCAGACGATTAAGGATAATCTTAAGAATGATCCTAATAAGGAACATGAATTCGTACACGCAGTATTCCCTAATGAAGATGGAGTTATAGGCAAGAAGACCTCCAGGAACAAAGAGTTCAGAAGTGTTTACCTTGAAACAAAAGAAAGTAATAATACAACAGGCCAGAATACCGAGGCTGCCAATGTAGTAAGAGATTCAGGGTTTGATATTAACCCGTATGCAGTATGGAGATTTAGAAAGTCGTCTGATGAGGTCTATGGCTATTCTCCGATGGCAGATTCTATTGTAGAGATATTTTCGCTCAATCAGTTTGCTAAGACCCGCATCCAATTCGCCCAGAAAGCGGTTGATCCGGCACAGAACGTACCTATCGAAATGAGAGGCAGGGTTCGTAATAAACCAAGTGGCAAGAACTACTACGACGACCCAAGCAGGGTTATAAGTAATATTCCACTTGGCGGTAATTACCCTATCTCTGTAGAAGAAACAAAAGCCTTACAGAAGTCAGTAGACGATAAGTTCAGGGTTGAGTTCTTCAGAGCGTTCATAGGCAGGCAGGGCGAGGCTACTGCTACTGAGATCATGGCTATTAAAGGTGAGCAGGCTGGGCTTATGTCGGCGCAGGTTGACCGCCTATACATTGAGGGATTGAGAAGGGTCTTTGATATTGTTTCTGGTATTGAAGATAAACGTAATGCTTTCTCAGAAGAAGAAGGTATGCCGCCTATGCCGCCAGAGATAGCAGAGTC